CTTTACGAAGACGTTAGAAAACACAAAATCAAAGCTGAGAAATCTGGAGAAGAAACTGAATGGTCTTGCTTTAGTTTTTCATCAGCTGAAAATACTTTTATCCCAATTGAAGAAGAAATTAAAAGATCTATTGACCAAGGGACCCCTGCTGAAGTAATCCGACAGGAGTATTTTGCATCGTTCCAAGCTGCTGGCGGTAAGATTTTTAAAGAAGAAGCCTTTAACTATTTAGATGAGGAACCCAAAGAAGGTGCTTACTATATCGCGGTTGACCCAGCAGGCTACGAAGAGGTCTCTAAAAAGGGGGCCAGGGAAGACAGGCTCGACGAAATGGCAATCGCCATCGTCAAAGTCGGGTCTTTCGGATGGTATGTTGCTGAAATTCGCACTGGCAGGTGGAATGTTAGGGAAGCCAGCATACAAATCCTAAAAGCAGCTAAAGATTATCAGGCTTTAACGCTAGGAATTGAGCGTGGAGCGCTTAAAAACGCTGTCATGCCTTACCTTTCAGACCAAATGAGGCGTTTAGGCGTCTTTCCGCACATTGTAGACGTTACTCATGGCGGTAAAAAGAAAACAGAACGCATTGCTTGGGCATTACAAGGTCGTATGGAACACGGAAGATTGTTTCTTCCAGAAGACACTAGCGATTCTGATGACCCAAGGTGGAAAAGAAAGTTTATCAACCAAGCATTAGACTTTCCGAACCCATTATCACACGACGATATGCTAGATGCACTAGCTTATATAGACCAGGTAGCCACTACATCTTACTTTGACGAAGACGACTTTGCAGATGAGTGGGAACCCTTGGACGAAATAGCAGGAATATAATATGGCAGTAAACCCAATCGTAGAAATGGAAGACGGTATTGAAGGTGAAGAGTACGCGCGTAGCGGTGATGCCCGTCTTCTTGGGTACTGTCTCCAGCGCGTAGATGAAGGTGAGCGATACAGAGACCAAAACTACGGCGAGAAGTGGGAAGAATACTACAGACTGTGGAGAGGCGTGTGGGCCAGAGAAGATCAGCAGAGAGCCTCTGAGCGCTCTAAACTTATTTCCCCTGCTTTACAGTCAGCTGTTGAGTCTACGGTAGCTGAGTACGAAGAAGCGGTCTTTGGACGCAAACAATGGTTTGATCTTGTAGATAACTACGAAGACAGACTAGCTGGAGAAGATAAAGATCTACAAGTTCTTAGAATGTTCCTTATGGATCGTTTTGAAGAAGCTAACGTACCTTCAGCAATGTCAGAAATCTTCCTTAACGCAGCGCTATACGGCACTGGCGTTGGTAAGATTATTACTGACACTGTTAACAAAAAAGAGATTGAACGTCAGATCGACCAAGAAGTTATCCAGCAGGTACAAGTAGCAGCACAGCAAGGTCAAATTGCTCCTGAACAAGCACAGCAGTTCCTACAGCAAGCAATTAGCTATGAAGTAGTTGATACTGACAGATTTCTTGTAAAAGTAGAATCTATATCACCTAGAGACTTTGTTATTGACCCTGCTGCTCGTAGCATCGAAGAGGCAGAATACTGTGCCCACGTTTGCTACAAGCCTTTGCATCAGATTATTGAAAAGCAGATGGAAGGCATCTACAAAGCAGTAGATGTTGGTGAAGAGTCAGCCAGAGACAGGACTTCTGGTGAAGAACACGATAACTCAGAAGCAGTTAAGATTACAGAATACTACGGGCTTGTGCCTGAGAGTCTGTTAGACGTAGAACTAGACGAAGATGAAGAGCTTGTAGACCTCGGCGTTGACGAAAAAGACTCACAAAACACAACTGCATTCGATCTTTATGGTGAAAACCTAGTTGAAGCCATTATTACAATTGCTAACGATGCTGTTGTCCTTCGTGCTATTCCTAACCCTTTTTGGAATCAAGACAGACCGTTAATTGCGTACCAACATGACACAGTTCCTAATAGCTTTTGGGGTCGTGGTGTTTGTGAGAAAGGTTACAACGCACAGAAAGCACTAGATGCAGAGCTACGCGCTCGTATGGACGGCCTAGCGCTTACAGTCCATCCAATGATGGGTGTTGATGTTACTCGTATGCCTAGATCTGGCAGCTTTACTGTAAGTCCTGGTAAATCTGTACCTACAAACGGCAACCCAAGAGAAATCTTAAGTCCGTTTAACTTTGGTCAGGTTGATCCAGCTATCTTCCAAAGCACTGGTGATTTAGAGCGTATGGTAGGCGTTGCTACAGGTACTAACGACCCATCAGCACCGCTTAACATCTCACCAACTAACAGCACAGCGTCTGGCATGTCTATGGCGCTGTCATCAGCCATTAAACGTTCTAAGCGTACACTGGCTAACATTGAAAGAAACATTATCAAACCTTTTCTTTACAAAGCTACATGGCGTTTCATGCAGTTTGATGAAGAAAACTTCCCAGTGCGGGATATTAACTTTGTTACGCATTCTTCACTGGGTATTACGGCTAGGGAGCTGGAACAGCAGCAGCTTATTCAGTTGCTACAGACTGTACCACCAGAGTCCCCAGCCTTTATGGTGATGCTCAAAGCAATTTACGACAACTCAAGTCTTAGCAATAAGGAAGAGCTTGTAACTGTTATTGAGCAGATGATGCAGCCTGACCCACAAGCCCAACAGATTCAGCAGGCTCAGGTACAGCTAGAATTCCAGAAGGAACAGGCAGAAATCCAAGAGAGAGTAAGCAGAACCGAAAGGAACGAAGCTGACAGACTGAAGACTCTGGCAGAAATTGAGCTAGGTCAGGATAAGTTAGATGTAGAACTCCAAAAGGAGATCTTAGATCTTTTAGCGGCCCGCGCTAATAAGCAAAACGGGAGTGAGATGAGTGGCACTACAGAACCAGGAAACAGAGAAGTTTTACCAAGACCTGTTCAAACTAACCAGCCAAGCGGAATGGAAGGTATTTAGTGAATACTGCGAGGATATTCTAAAAACTAAGATTGATTCGGCGCTAGATTTAGACACCCTAGAGGATCTGCATAGATCTAAAGGGCAAGCAGAAATCCTCCGAATGATTGTATCTTTTAGAGATATTCTTGAATCACAGTACAAGTTCATTGAAGAAGAAGAAGAACAGGCTTATGAAGATATTTGATATTCAGTGTCGGTCATGCAATTACACATGGGAAGGCCTAGCTTTCGAGGCTGGGGAATACTTTGAATGTGTTAAATGCGGTCAACCGGCAGAATCGATCATCAGCACCTGCAATTTTAGATTGCCTGGTACTGACCCTGGGTTTCCAACGGCTTATGATCGTTGGGCAACAACCCACGAACGCAGAGCGCGGGAAGGTAAATAATCCCTAACGCTTTGGTTAAACTCGCTCCTACAACCCCTTTCATTTTTAAGGCAGGAGATATAAATGGATAGCAGAATTGTGGATCGGCAAGAAGAAGTACAGGCATTGGAAGACGAAGAGTTTGTAAATCTGGACGAACCAGAAATGGCAGAACCAGAGACACAAACAACTGAGCCAGAAGAAAGCCAAGGAAGTGAGGTTCCTGAGAAGTTTCAGGGTAAGTCTTTTGATGACGTTGTTGATATGTACCGGAATCTTGAGAAAGAGTACGGTCGTAAGGGCAACGAAATCGGAGAACTTAGAAAACTCACAGATGAACTTCTACAGCTAGAAATCCAACAGAAGAAAAACGCAACTGAGCGCGTAACGACCAAGGAAGAAGAGGTTCTGTCAGACGACGATTGGTTCTCTTCACCTAAGCAGGCTACAGATAAATACCTTGAAAAGTCATCACTGGCTAAAGAGGTGAACGAGCTAAAAGCAAAACTTGCTGATAAGGATAGACAGGCTGCTCATCAAGCATTTATTGAAAAGCACCCTGACTATTTAGATGTAGCTAAGCAAGAGGGGTTTCAGCAGTTTGTAGCAGCTTCTAAGTATCGTTTAGATCTTGCACAAAAAGCAGATGCTTACGATTATGAAGCGGCTGATGAGCTGTTTGAACTCTACAAAACAATTAGCCCTAACTTAGGTGCAAAAGAAGAAGGCGATGACGGTAAAGCAGATCGACAGGAGGCCCGTAAAAAGGCAACCCTAGAGGGCACCGGTAATCGTAACAAGGGCACTAAGAAAGTCTACAGACGCGCAGACCTTATCAAAATGAAAATGACAGACCCTGAAAGATACATGAACATGATGGACGAGATCATGCAAGCGTATCAAGAAGGGAGAGTAAAATAAATCGTAGGAGATTTTAATCATGGCACTAGGAAGTAACCACGTTACGTCTACCGCCGCAGCTACTTTTGTACCTGAGGTTTGGTCAGACGAAGTAATCGCATCATTTAAGTCTAATCTTGTTCTTGCAAACCTTGTTAAGAACATGAACCATCAGGGCAAAAAGGGCGATGTAATCCACATCCCTGCACCTGTCCGTGGTGATGCTAACCAGAAAACCGCTGAGAATCAGGTCACACTTATCAGCAACACTGAGGGTGAGGTTCAGGTCAACATCGACAAGCACTTTGAGTACAGCCGTCTTATCGAAGACATTGTTGCTACTCAGGCTTTAAACAGCCTTCGTCAGTTCTATACTGATGATGCTGGTTTTGCTCTGTCAAAAAGAGCTGACACCGATCTAGGTGCTTTGTTTGCAGGTTTCCAGGGCGGCACTGACTACAGCGGTGCAGTTGTGGGTGCAGACGGCACTACAAACTGGGACGGCTCAGCTTCAACTGACACTGGTAACGGCTCTGCTCTTACTGATGCTGGTATTCGTCAGATGATCCAGTCACTTGACGATGCTGATGTTCCAATGTCACAGCGTTACCTTGTGATCCCACCTGTTGAGAAGAACAACCTTCTCGGCATTCAGCGGTTCACTGAGCAGGCGTTTGTTGGTGAAGTTGGTGCTCAGAACAGCATCCGCAACGGTCGTGTCGGCAACATCTACGGTGTTGAAGTCTACGTTTCAAGCAATGTCCCAACGGTCACTGCTGATGACGATAGCACGACTTACCGTGCTGCTGGCATGTTCCACGAGAGCGCAATGGTTCTCGTTACTCAGGTTGCTCCTCGCGTACAGACCCAGTACAAGCAGGAATACCTCGGTGATCTTCTAACTGTAGACATGCTCTACGGTGTGGAAGAGCTGCGTGACGACGCTGCTGTTGTAGCAGTTGTTCCTTCCTGATCTTAGGTAGGACTATCAAGCTGGGGGAGGCTCTCTCCCCCTAGCTTTAACTAGAGGTTTTTATGATTACAGTAGAAGATACACAAACAGGCAAAACGTTTGAAGTAGAAGAGTCTCACTGGGAACAAAACCTTTGGCGTGTAAAACGCTACAAGAAGTCTGAGCCTAAAAAGCCTATGGGACGCCCAAAAAAGGCTGTAGAAGCTCCACAAGAAGATATTGAGGAATAAGAATGGCAACCTACCTCTCAATAGTAAATTCTGTCTTACGCAGGCTTAGAGAGCGTGAGGCTAGCTCTGTTAACAACACTTTTTACTCTAGGTTAGTAGGCGAGCTTGTCAACGATGTAAAAAGAGAGGTAGAGGACGCACACAACTGGACGCACCTAAGAGATACGGTTCAGATCGCAACACAAAATGGTACGTTTAGGTATTCATTAACAGGTGCTGGCAGGCGTTTTAGGATTCTTGAAGACTACAGTGGTAGACCATCTGTCTTTAACGACACAGACGATCTCACATTAAAAAAAGCACCCAGCAGTCGCTGGATGACTAGACAATTAAACGATAACGACATCTCACCTGGTAGACCGGAATGGTTTGACATTAACGGTTTTGATGATAACGGCGACCCTATCGTAGACTTTTATGACATACCAGATGCTACCTACGAAATTAACTTTGATATTATCGCTCCACAAGATAACTTATCAACAAACGGAGACGATGATGACACAATTATTAAAGTACCAAGCCAACCTGTAATTTTAGGGGCATGGTCAAGATCAATTTATGAGCGAGGTGAGGACAACGGTTACTTGTCAGACCTTGCTTACAGAGACTTCCAAGCAGCATTAGCAGATGCTATTTCTTGGGACATAAGCAACAGCTCAGACAACCGTGACTGGTACGTTGTGTAATGGCAGCTCCACAAACATCTATCCCTGTTATAGCACCAGGCGCTCTGGGTTTAAACACTAAAGCAGAAAGTTTAGACCTTGGGCCTTTTTGGTCTACAGAGATTAAAAACGCAGTTGTAGCAGCAGACGGTACACTAGGTGCTAGAAAAGGTTGGCAGAAAACCTTTGACACTGCCCTAGAAGGCGGCGCTGACATTAAATCTATGCACGAATACATAGATTCTGGCGGAGTCAGCAGAATTATCTACGCCCTGAACAACAAAATATATGAAAGCGAAGTTACACCTACAGAAGTAACAGGCACGATTCCTACACCAACAGACGATAACTGGAAGTTTGTTACTTTTAACAACAAGTGTCTAGGTGTTCAAAAAGACCACTGCCTTATTGTAAAAGAAGATGGCGGTAATTTTGAAGAAGTCGACACAGATAAAGTATGTTCGTCCCCTTACGAAATACTTGCTGCTTGGGGGAGGGTCTGGTTAGTTTCTAGCGATAAGCAAACCATAGCTTATTCTGACCTTCTACAAGAAGATACTTTTACTGGTGGCTCGTCTGGTGTGCTAAACATGCAGACTGTCTGGTCTACAGGCAGTGATGAGATTGTAGCTCTTGCTGAGTTTAACAACCTTTTAGTTGTGTTCGGCAGAAAACAGGTTGTTATTTTTCGTGGTGCTGAAGATCCCAACAACGAATTAGCACTGCTCGATATTATAACCAACACTGGTTGCATTGCTAGAGACTCTGTGCAAAACCTTAGTGCAGACGTATTGTTTCTATCAGAGTATGGCGTTATCTCAATCGCTAGGAGCTTAGAAACAGGCTCATTGCCTATCTCTAACGTATCTGAGAACGTAGCTAACTTCCTGTCTTTGATTATTAGATCAGAGCCAGAAGATAACATCAAATCAACGTTTAACGTAGAAGATGGCTACTATCTAATTAGCTTTCCTACAGCAAACAGAACATTTTACTTTACGTTTAGATACCTAACTGACGAAGGTCAAGAGACACAGGATCTGTCTTTAAAAGCTAGAATTTCTAAACCTAGAGTATCTGTGTGGACAGACATTACACCAACTGCTTTTGCTT